TCGCTCAAGCAGAACCTCTACACGGCGCTGTTCTACGAGCAGGGCGTGCTCCTGCTCAAGAAGTGCTACACCGCCTACAAGGTGACGATCCCGCTGTGCTCCGCTGGCACCACTGGTATCGCCAACAACGCGGCCTGCCTGACCCTCGTCCCGTAATCGCGTGGGTGGGCCGTCTGCGCCATCGCCGGACGGTCCACCCAACCAAAACCAAGGAGGTTGAGGCGATGACTGATTACGACGAGCAGCAGGTCCGACCGGAGCCCGAGGGCGTCCCGGTAGGCGAGTCCACGGAACCCACCGAGCCCGCATCCGACGAGCCCGTCGAGGACGGCTCGGATGACCCCACCTTCGTCGCGGGGCTCACGGAGGAGAACGCGGTCCTCCTCCTGGCAGCCGCCGAGGAGGAGGGCCTCGACGCCGCTGTGGTGGTCGTGGACACCACGCGGGGCGGCTTCGTGGCCCCCGAGGAAGTCGTGAGCAAGGCCAAGTCCGCTGACAGCAACGAGGAGTGACCAGTGGCTGCCGTCTGTTTCCCGCTAGTCCGGGGCCGCGCGATGCGGGTCACGGCCTTGGATGGCTGCGGTCGTCCTAAGAACGCCTCCTGCGCGTCGGTGGTCACCGAGGGCTTCATCTCGGTCGCCTTCACCGCGCAGACCGATACCGGTGAGGACATCACCGTCACCAACGCCTCGGGGAAGGTCTGCGTCCGCGAGGCCGCCTGCCCGACCCTGACCGGCTACTCCCTTGAGATCAGCATGTGCGAGGTCAACCCCGACCTCTACGCGATGCTCACCGGCCAGGCCCCGGTCTACAACTCGACCGGCGACCCGGTTGGCTTCCGGATCAACAGCGACCGCTCGGCCTGTGACTACGGCTTCGCGCTCGAACTGTGGTCGTCCGTCCCGTCGGTCGTCTGCGATGTCTCCGGTACCGGTGGCTCGTATGGCTACATCCTCGTGCCGTTCGTGCAGGGTGGAACCCTGGGCGACTTCACCATCGAGAACGCGGCGGTCAACTTCACCATCACCGGGGCGCAGACCAAGACCGGCTCCGGCTGGGACGTGGGTCCGTACAACATCCAGGGCTCTCCGGCCGCGCCGCTGCTGACGCCGATCCTCAAGGGCGACCACCTGCACGTCCAGTACACGACCGTGGCCCCTCCGGCTCCGGGTTGCGACTGCGCATCGAAGGGCACCAAGGCGACCACGGCTGCCGTCGGCACCCCGGGCACCTGGGGACCGGCGAACACCTACGCTCCGAAGAACCTCGCCGACGCCGCTGGCGTCACGGCCACCCCGGCCACGGCGTGGACCGCGACGCAGTACATGGTCACGGCCGACGGTGCGCACATCAAGTGGTCCGGCACCGCCTGGGCCACGACCACCGCTGGCACGCTCATGCCCCAGGGCCTGACCGTCGAGGGCGAGAGCGACGAGGAGAATCCCGAGGCGCAGCCCCAGGATGCCGAGCCGCCGCAGGACGCCGAGCAGCAAGAGCAGCCCGCCCAGTGACACGTGTCACCGACGAAAGGCAGTAGTCAATGGACATGGGAGCAGGCCGCGACCAGGTGACCCTGGCGGCAGAACGGAGCCGGGGCACCAGCGACCTCTTTGTCATCGAGGGCCTGGTCCTGTTCGAGTGGTTCGATGAGTTCGGCCGCAAGTTCCACGAGTGCGAGCAGTCGAACCTCATCACCACCACGGGCGACAACTGGTACGTCGGGCGGGCTGCGCTGACCTCTGGCCAGCCCGCTGCGGCGACCGGGATGAAGTTGGGTACCGGCGCCACGGCGGTCGCCAAGACGGGCGCAGGAGCCGCCCTGGCGACGTATCTGGCCGGTTCCAACAAGGCGTTCGATGCCACCTTCCCGTCGGTCGCGGCGAACGTCGCCACCTTCAAGCGGACCTACGTGGCGGGTGAGGCGACGACGGCGTCCAACATCACCGAGGCGGTCATCGTCAACGACACCATCGGCACCGACGCCACCTCGGCGGCGGGCAACACCATCAGTCGTGTCCTGCTGGCCAGCCCAGCGCCCAAGGCGGCGGGCGACTCCCTCACCGTCACCTGGACCCACACCTTCACGGGGGCCTAGCCGAGCCCCCTCCCGAGAGGGGGTAGACATGGCGCTCACCAGACGCAACTGGGTCGCCCGTGGGTTCCTCAAGGGTGCTTCCACGAACGTGCTCACCCTTGCGGCCAGCACGGTCGGAACCGACTACCCGCAGCCAGGCGACAAACTGCTGGTCGGGGTCGTTGTGGACAACCTGACCGCCAGCACCCCGAGCCTGGTATCGCTCACGCACAGCGGCGGCACCACCGGTTCCATCGGCAACATGACCAACTACCGGTCGATGACCGACTCGTCGGCGACGGCCGGGGCCTCGGTCATCGTCTCCACCGCCACCTGTGACGTGCTGACGGCGTTCGGGGCGAACTCCGCTCTTTACATCAACCTGTCGGCGTCGGTGACGGCCAAGGCAGTCATGGCGCTTGCGTTCACCGAGGTGGACCACTTCGACTGGCTCGGCCCCAGCGCGACCAACACCGGGGTGGCCGGAAACTCTAGCGCCCTGTCGGTTGCCTGCTGGGGCGTTCCGAACGTCACGCCGCCAGGCAACTACAGCGGCCAGGACCTGGGCACCATCGGCACCACGGGCGGTAGCGCCACCACCAACGTGACGATGGGGATGCGCGGAGCCGACCAGTTCGGTGCGCAGGCGTCGTTCACGCCTGCCGGACCGGGGTTCGGCGTCAACATCTACGGGCTGCCGGTGGCGGTCGCGCAGGCGGCGTACCAGTTCTTTGACGACGGCACCGAGGCCGGAAGTGTCGCGCTAGCCGCTCAGGACGCCCCGTTCACCGTGGACCTGTCTGATGGCTAACCAGAACCTGCAACTGCGGTTCCGGTTGCAGAACACCGCTGCCGGGTCACCGGCCGTCACCGACGACTGGCAGTTGCAGTGGGAGAAGAACGCCAGCGGCACCTGGGCCAACGTCACGGCGAGCGCTCAACTGTTGGACACCTACCCGGTCTCGAACTACTCCCAGTCGGCGGGGATCGCGGCTGACGGTACCCAGGCGGTGGCGCAGTCGTTCATCGGCAACGGTGGGGTCCTGAAAGAAGCCGGTTTCTGGCTGAGCAAGTCGAGCAGCCCGACCGGCACCGTCTCGGCGTACCTCTGGGCGCACGACGGGGGCACGTTCGGCGGCACCGGCAAGCCCACCGGCACGCCCCTGGCGACCTCGACCAACAGTTTCACCAACACCACCCTCGCTGGCGCGCGCATGGCGTTCACCTTCGCCGGGTACACGCTGGCGGCTGGCACCCCGTACTTCATCGGCGTCAAGTCCACCAACACGCAAGCCTCCGGCTCGGTCCTGGTCTACACCGACTCGTCCACACCGACCCACCCCGGCAGCGAGGCCGCCTTCCCCACAGTGACCTCGCTCTGGCAGGTCAACGTGGGCTTCGCTCTCTGCTTTGAGGTCTTGGCTATCTTCCCGCCGAACACCGTCGCGCCCTACGACTCGCCGAGTCTGACCGGCACGGGGCCGACGACCAGCCGACTCACCGGAGGGTCCGGCACCTTCGTTGCGGGTGAGGTCTGCGAGGACGGCGCTCTCAACGACTTCTCGTGGAGCGGCAACAACTACACTGAGGTGCTCTACTCGATCACCCTGCTGGGCGACGACCTGGTCAACGGCGACACGCTGCGGTTCCGGATCGTCCGCAATGCGGCTGCCACCCTGACCTACACCGCCGTCCCGACGCTGACGATCAGCAAGGGCGCCCCAGCCTGGCGCGAGAACCCGGCCGACACCGCGAGTGGCTCGGACTCGGCGGTCCCGGTTCAGGACTTCCTGCGCGTCCCCGCCGACACCGCTGCCGGTAGTGACTCGGCGACCCGGGCCTTCGCCTTCACCTACGACTTAGCCGACACCGCAGCGGGATCGGACTCGGCCACGGCGGTGCTGTCCCAGGCCGCGAACATCGTTGCCACCCCGGCCGATACGGCGACCGGTTCGGACTCGGTCACCAACCCCCAGACGATGGTCCGGACCCCGGCTGACACTGCCGCTGGGGCCGACTCGGTCAGTGTCATCAGCCTCGATGACCGCACGCCTGCCGACACCGCTGCTGGCTCGGACTCGGCGGTCACTGGCCCGGACGGCCGAGTCCGAGTCGCCGCCGACGGAGCCACCGGTACCGACGACGCGACCTTCGACTTCGTCGGTGGCGCGCAGAACGTGGTCGCCACTCCGGCCGACCTGGCCGGTGGGACCGACGCGCTGACCCTGGACCGGGGCGCGAACCTGGCTGACAGCGCTGCCGGTTCCGACGCGGTCACCACGCTGTCCCTCGATGACCGCACCCCCGCCGACGCCGCCGCTGGTTCCGACCAGGCCCTCACGGCCAAGGACATGCCGCGTAGCGCGGCCGACACGGCAGCCGGGAGCGATGCCGGTTCGATGATCGCGGTCCGGGACCGCCCGGTCGCCGACACCGCTGCTGGCTCGGACAACGTCTCGGTCAGCCAGGCTGGGGCGGTCACCGTCTCCGCCGATGACACGGCGGTCGGCTCGGACACGGTGACGGTCCTGGCCACCCGCGACCGGACGGCCGACGACACCGCAGTCGGGACAGATAGCGCGACCGGAGACCGGATCGGCTTCATCTTCGCCACCCCCACCGACACCGCTGCCGGGTCCGAGGCGGTGACGGTCCTCAGCGACCGCCCCCGAGCCGCCAACGACTCGGCAGCGGGCTCCGATACCGCCTCGATCCTGGTGACACGTGTCACGAACCCTGCCGACACCGCAGCCGGTGCCGACTCCCTTGCCGTGCAGTGGGATCGGCTGCGCCTGCCCGCCGACTCGGCGATGGGTACCGAGATGCTGCTCGGCGACCGCAGCGTCCTCATTGCTGACCTGGCTGGCGGCGCCGACTCCGCCAGCCAGGTCGCCGTCGTGGTCCGCAGCGCGGCCGACACCGCCGACGGGACGGACAGCGTGACGTTGCAGCGGGCCGGAGCAGGCTCGACCTCGGCCAGCGACAGCGCGGGTGGTTCCGACGACGTGACCGTGGACACGGTCAAGGGCCGTACCGGCGCCGACACGGCAGCGGGAAGCGACGCGGTCACCAAGACATGGGCCTATGGCTCTACGCCCGCTGACGTGGCTACGGCGCAGGATGTGGGGGCCTTTGTCTGGGCTGCCGCCCGTCCCTGCGCCGATGTGGCCGCAGGCGCCGATGAGGTCGTCACCGTCTACGACCGGGTCCGGGGCCTATCCGACAGCGCTGCTGGGCAGGACGATGTCCTCAGCGACCTTCGCCCTCCGGTGGACTACGTGGTGCTCATCGAGGACATCGCCGTTGGCACCGACCAGGCAATCGCTCTGATCCACGTAGGAGAACTGATGGACAACTACTGCTGGCCGGTGGACTACGCCTGCTGCCCCGGATTCGACTCCTACGACAACGCGACCAAACTCCGCTCCATCGCCCTGGCCGGGGCGACGCTGCGGATGCTGACCGCCTACCGAGTGGGCGGCTGCCCGATCACGGTGCGCCCGTGCCGGAGGGTCTGCCAGGACGGCTACAGCCCCTACGGGACCAGCGCGTTCTCTCCGCAGAACTGGTCGGGCACCTGGTTCAACTGCACCTGCTCCGGGGACACCTGCGGCTGCGGGGCGCTGTGCCAACTGGAACTGCCGCGCCCGGTCGGGACCGTGGACGCGGTCAAGGTGAACGGCATCCTGCTCGACCCCGGCTCCTACCGGGTCGATGACGGCAAGTGGCTGGTGCGCACCGACGGTGACTGCTGGCCCGGCTGTCAGGACCTGTCCAAGCCGGACACCGAACTCGGCACCTTCTCGGTCACCTATCTCAATGCGATCCCGGTGGACCACCTCGGCATGTACGCGGCCGGGGTGCTGGCCTGCGAGTACGCCAAGGCGTGCGCCGGAGTGAAGTGTCGCCTGCCCTCCGGGGTCACCAGCATCACCCGGCAGGGCATCTCGATGGAGGTGGCGGCGGGCCTGTTCCCCAACGGCCTGACCGGCATCAACGAGGTGGACGTGTGGGTGCAGATGTACAACCCCCATGCGCTGACCACCGGGCCGACGGTGTGGACACCGAACCAGGGTGGCCGGGCTCGGACCACCACGTCGCTACCCGCCTTCTAGTGACACGTGTCACCACCACTGTCATGCTCGCCGTAGCGGCCTGGTCCGGCTGCATCGCCTAGTCAAAGGAACCGCCATGTCCATCCAGCCCCTCGGCTCAATCGTTGCGACGCCAGCGGTTCCGCCCGACCTGAGCCAACTGTCCGACATCGCCACGGTCGTGGACTCCAACGACCCACACCTGCTGCACGGCGGCTCCTACGACTCCTCGATGCTGTGCACGGGCGGCGTCGTCGTCAGCGGCACCGACCCCTGCACTCACCAGGACATGCAGCGCGGCATCCCCACCAGCGGCGCGGTGACCGGCTACCCGGCGACCATCCTGACCGGCGCCGGGTGCTTCGGTCCGCAGGACCTGACCGCTCTACAGGCCGATGCGCTGCGCAACAGCGACGTGCGCACCAACCGGCTGATTCAGGACAACATCGTCGGCATCATCCCCCGGGCCTCCTTCAACAGCCGGGTCGCGGCCAAGAAGTACGGGGCGATGGGCGACGCCGAGGCGGTGGCTCGCTGCGAGTACTACGGGCGTCCGGTCATCCACGTGCACCCGCGCCTGGCCGACCCGTGGATGGGCCACCAGATCATCCGGGTGGGGCGCCACCTTGAGACCGTGGCCGGGGCGTACATCTCACTGAACTGCAACCTGGCCGACACCGAGATCGCCATTACCGGCGCGCTGACCATCTACAAGGGACCGAACCGGGTGCTCCCGGTGCTCAAGAGCCACCACGCCGTCAGCGGGCTTCCGCTGAACCAGTGGTTCGTCCCGGTGCAGACCTCAGTGACGGTGTTCAACGACTGCAACTTCGCGGTCCTGCTCACGGGGGTCTAGTGGCCTACACCGAGGACACCCGGGTCTGGCCGATGCTGCTGGACCTGGCTTCCTGCGTGTGCGCCGAGTTCAACAAGGCCGGGCTGCCGGAGTTCTGCTTCTGCGGGATCGTCCCGGGCCTGGTGGCCTTCGACTTCTGCGGCGAGAACTGCGAGGACGGCGCCTGCGGCGGGATGGCCTGGGTGTCACCACGGCTCATCACTCCCTCGGCGGAGAGCGGCGCCATCGGTCTGGCACCCCGGCGCTGCCAGACGCCGATGCTCGACGTGGGCTTCGAGGCCGGTGCGGTGCGGTGTGCGCCGATGCCGGACTCCGACGGCACCCCTCCCTCGATGGCCGTGCAGTTGGAGGCGGCACGCTTGCAGATGGCCGACATGGCTGCCATCGAGCGGGCGCTCCTGTGCTGCTTCTCGGAGTCCCCGATACTGGACACCTGGGTCAGCATCGGGCCGGACGGGGGCTGTCTCGGCGGCGTCTGGGCCGCCAGTTACCCGGTGCTCTGATGGCGTCCTCGGCCGACGAGGTGTTCATCGTCAACTCCATCGGGATCGCCGCGATGATGGGGCCGAGCGGCGACGTGGGCCGGTGGATGGGGCGCAAGAGCCAGGAGATCACCCTGCGCGCCCGGCGCTACGTCGGGCACCGGACCGGGTCCTTGGGCGCCTCGATCCACACCACCGGGCTGAAACACAACCTGCCCACCCAGTGCTCGTTCGAGGTCAGCGCCGGAGCCTTCAATGACGAGGGCGAGAACTACGCGCTGTTCCACCACGAGGGCACCAAGACACCGATCAAGTCCAGGCGAGCGCCGTACATGGCGATGGACAAGAAGGGGAACATGCGCCTGGTGAAACCGGCCATGCGAGTCCGCCCGGCGCCGTACTCCTGGTACGCCGAGCCGACCATGCGCAAGTCGGTCCGGGGTCGGCGGGCCAACCGCTTCCTGCGTAACGCGCTGACCCGCTCGCTGCGCAAGGAAGTTCCGATGGGTGCGTGACACGTGTCACCAAAGGGGCAGGGTGATGTTCCGAAACCGCTCGGTGGTCGAGATCATGGTGTTGACCTTCACCGTCATCGTCGCCTTCTCACTGCTCGCCCTCGGGGCGACCATCGCGCTGGTGGAAATCCGTAACCCGGCTACCGACACCAGCGCGGCGGTGCAGTCGCTGACCTCGATCCTCTCCGGCATCGTCGGAGCTTTGCTGGGGCTGCTGGCCGGACGAGCGGAAGGTCTGGCAGCACTGAGTGTTCGCCCGGAGGAGGGTGAGTGAAGGCCAGCACGGTCATCTACACGCTGACGGCGTGCGGCGCCGCATCAGCGCTGATGGTCGGCGCCGCCTATGCCACACAGGACGGCACGGCGGTTCCGGCGCCGTCCCCGACCACGGCCACCGTGTCCACCCCGGTGCCCTCTCCGGCGCCGTCGGTAGTCACCCTGACGGCGGTCATCCCCGGACCGATGGGACCGCAGGGTGTGCCCGGACGGGACGGCGCAGACGGCCTGCCGGGCGCGGCGGGGGATGACGGCGTCAATGGTCGGAATGGTACGAATGGACTTCCGGGAGCGCGAGGACTATCGGGGTCCTCGGGAGCCCCGGGACCGGCCGGTGAAGGCGTGCCCGGCCCGCCCGGTCCGCCTGGTCCCACGGGCGGACCGGGTCCGGCCAGTACGGTGCCCGGTCCGCCTGGGCCTACCGGCCCTGCCGGACCACCCGGACCCGCAGGAGACACAGGTCCGAGCGGTCCTACCGGACAGCCAGGTCCGTCCGGCCCGCCTGGTCCGGCAAGCACCGAGATGGCTTGCCCTCCCGGCTTCCTTGCGGAACCTCTGACGCTAAACGCTCCGGGCGGTCAGGTCACCATGTTTGTTTGCCTGGCGCAGTGATCGCGGGGCCGTAGTCTGCTCGCACCACCTTGTGGAGAGGAAGCGCATGAAGTCGTTTAGCACCGCCGCCAAGGCAGCGGGGCACCAGAAGGACCTTCCGATCATGGAGGACGTGGAGTTCGAGCACGACGAGCGAACGGTCAAGGCGTTCTCCCCCACCGGCCCGCAGTTGGCCCTGTTCCTGGCCGCCTGGGGGGACACCGCCGAGGAGTCGCACCGGATGGTGGACACCATCAACTTCTTCTCGTCACGGTTCTCGCGCGAGGACGCCTCCTACTTCCGGCGACGGCTCAATGACCCGGACGACGCCTTCGACTTCGAGGCCATGAGCGACATCCTGGTCTGGCTGATCGAGGAGTGGTCCGGCCGCCCTACTACCTCGCCGTCCGACTCGTCCAGGTGGCCGCAGCCAACTGGGAGCGTATCGACGGCGGGGCCGCAGGACGCGGCGTTGACCCCATCGGCCTTCGGCTTGACCGGTTCCTGAACCTGGTCTGGGACTGGGCGCTGGAACGAGTGGCCGACCCGGAGAAGTGGCGGACCGAGATGGAGCAGCCACCACCGGTCCCGGTCGGCGCCGAGCCGCGCGCTCCCAGCCAGCGTGAGGTGGAGATCGAGGCCAACTCGTTCGTCGCGTTCTTCGACCAGTACCAGAGGGGTGTCGGGTGAGGAAGTTCGTCACCGGGGAGCACCACGAGCCGCGCATCCACCAGGCCAGCGTGACCTTCGAGCACGACGAGGAGACGGTGACCGCGTTTCCGCCGACCCCGGCCCAGTTCGCCATGTACCGCTCGGCCGTGGAGGCCGTGGATGGCGACATCAACCAGGTCGCCGACATCGTCAACTTCTTCTTCGCGCTGTTCGAGCAGGAGGACCGCGACTACTTCCGGGGCAGGTTGTTCGACCCGGACGACCCGTTCGACCTGGGTGGCGACGGTGGCATGGTGGACCTCATCGCCACGCTGCTGGCGACGTGGCTGACGCAGGACACTCCCGCGCAGGACGAGGCACTGTCACACTGAGCGCCAGTGACACGTGTCACGGCTCGCTGTCCGACTCATCGGAGGTAGCCCATGCCCGGACGCGGGACCAACGTCGGCGATGTCTATGTGCGGGTGCACGCCGACAACAGTGGCTTCGCCGACGAGGTCTCCCGGGGGATGCGCGGCAAGGGTGGCAAGGCCGGACGGACCTACGGCGACGAGTTCTACAAGGGCCTCAAGACCTCGCTCAAGTCGAAGATGGAGGCCGAGTTCAAGCAGGGCTTCATGTCCGGCAACTTCGACGCCTACGTCAAGAACTTCGGTCACGGCGCCGAGGGCCTGAACAAGGCGATGGACAACATCAACCAGCGGCTGGCCACCATGCGTCGCTGGGGTGGGATGACCAGGGACCAGTTGGACGACCTGACGGTCACCGTCCGGCGTTACCAGCAGGCGGCCGAGGAGGCGTTCCGGCAGAAGGACGAGGGCAAGGCTTGGGAGGAGTACGCCCGGAAACTGGACAAGGTCTCCGCGAAGATGAAGGTGACCCGGGACGGCTCCGACAGCGCCCGGGTCAGCACGATGCGGCTGAACGAAGAACTCCGGAAGATGGAACTGTCGGAGAAGATCGTTGAGCGGTTCCGCAAGACCATCTTCGGCACCGACAAGGACTCCAACCGGCTCAGCAGCACCATCGGTCGAGCGTTCGGCAAGGGCAGCCGTAACAACTTCCTCAACTTCTTCGGCGGACTGGTGCAGGGGGGTGCCCGGATCGGCGAGGTGCTGGCCGGGCTGCCGTCCACGATCTTCACGGCGCTCAAGGCGATCCCGGACTTCTTCCGGCTGATGCAGGCCAACGTCAACGCCTTCGTGGGCGGCATCTTCGATGCCTGGGACCGGGTCGCCCAGGCCCAGGGTGCGGCGGCCAAGACCTTCGCGGCGTTCGGCGAGATCGGTGGCGGGCTCGCCGCCCTGGGTGGACCCATCGCTCAGATCATCACGGCAGCCGTGGGGATGGCCGCCGTATTCGCCTCGGTCGGCGGAATCATCCTCGTGCTGGGTGAGGCGGTGGCGGTCCTCACGTCGATGCTGTCGCTGCTGCTCGGCGGGATCACCGCCGTGGCCGGAGCCCTCGGTGTCGCCCTGGTCGGCGCCATCGGTGCAGCGCTGCCGCTGGTCCTCGCCCTCGGTGCCGCGTTCGGCACCGTGATGATCGCGTTCCAGAACATGAGCGACAAGACCAAGGCCCAGTTCAAGCCGCTCACCGACGGGTTCAAGAAACTCGGCACCGACATCGCCAACGTGTTCTTCAAGGACGCCCCGAAGTGGGTGAAGGGCCTGGGCGACCTGATGAAGAACTTTGCCGGGCCGCTGATGACCGGGGTCGCGGAGGGGGTCAGGAACGCGATCACGACGCTGATGACCAGCCTGAACAGCGCGCAGTTCAAGCCGTTCCTCGACTCCCTGGTCAAGGGCCTGAGCGGCATAGCGACCACCCTCAGCAACGCCTTCGCCACCGCGCTGCCGGGGATCATCGCGTTCTTCGTGCCGCTCCTGCCGATTGCCAAGCAACTGGCCGACGCCATCGGCGGGGTCGCCACGAAGTTCACCGAATGGGCCACCTCGGTCAAGGGGCAGAAGGACATCTCCGACTTCTTCACCCGCGCCTGGGCGGCGGCCAAGGACCTGTGGGGCATCCTGACCAACGTCGCCGGGGCCATCGGTGCGGTGCTGAACCAGGGCAGCGCACAGACCGGGGAGGGGTTCCTCGGTTGGCTCTCGCAAAAGACCGGCGAACTCAAGGCGTTCCTTGAGTCGCCGCGCGGTCAGAACGACTTGAAAACTTGGTTCGATGATGCCAAGCGGTTCGGCGAGCAACTGTGGGACACGATCCAGCGGATCGGCGTCATGCTGGGGTCGCTGGACACCCCGAAGAACCGGGAGTTCGCCACCAACCTCATTGACGATGTCACCAAGGCCATCGACTTCATCGGCAAAATGGGTCCAGCGTTCGAGGCCGTCGGTCGGGCGATCCAGGAGATGGCCATTCTGGCCGCCCCCGCCTTCGCGGTCCTGTTCGTCACCATCTCGTCCTTCGCCAACGTACTGGGCGGGCTACTCGGGGCGTGGGGCAAACTGCCTGGTCAGGAGTGGGCCACCGAGGCGGCGGCGGCGATGGAGGGCGTCGAGCAGGCGGCCTACGACGCGGGGCAGGTGGCGATCAACTTCCCCAAGACCATCAAGACCAAGTTCGAGGGCGACACTGCGGACCTGGACAACGCCAAGAAGCACGCCGACGAACTGTCCAAGCCGCCACCCGACGTGCTCACCCAGTTCGACGGTGACACCGGCCAGTTGTCGGTGGCCGCGCAGGCCGCGCTGATCGCCACCGGGACGGTGCCCAAGACCTGGAACACCGAGTTCGATGGCGAGCACGGCGCGCTGGGTCAGGCAGCCATCGCCGCCCAGGCCGAGGTGGACCGGGTGCACGACGAGAACATCACCAACTTCAAGGGTCAGGACTCGACCCTGAACCAGGCGGTCGGCAAGGCCAACTCGGCCATCGGTGGCGTGGAAACGCTGCACACGACCACCTTCGATGGCAACACCTCACCGCTGCTGGCCAAGATTGCGAACGCCAAGGCCCAGGTCGCCGGGCTGCTGGCGTCGTACTCGGGCGCGTTCATGGCGGGCGACCTCGGAGGCAGTGGGCTGGTCGCGGGATGGGCGGGAGGCGGCCGGGCGGGAGGCGGCAGCAGCCTCGCACTGGGTCCGCAGTTGCGGATCATCGGCGAGGACGGCCCGGAGGCCGTCGTGCCGCTACGGCGCTCCCTGGCCCGGGTGGACTCCTCGGTGCGGGGCCTGTCGGCCTACGCACAGGGGCTGGACCAGCCAGCGACCAAGCCTGGGGTCACCATCGCCGACGGGGCGATCCGGGTGATGATCCCGAACGCCGATCCGAAACTGGCAGCCGAGGCGGTCCTCGACCGGCTCGTCGGCCTACTGGCCTAGTGACACGTGTCACCGACGAGGAGTGACTGATGAGCACGATGTACCAGGGCTGGGCGATGCTCGGCGGCGAGGAACTGTGGAACGCCGAGCGCACCGCCACCTACGTGGCGGCGAACCTGCCGACCATCGAACTGTCCGGCTGCGAGGACTGCATCACCCTGGCCGACGCCCTCGGTGACCCGCCGTACAAGAACAACCCGGTGGACGACGACGCGCCGTGGATCAGCGCCGAGGACCCGGACCTGGCGCTGTTCTACGGGTTCTACCCGCTGTCCGTCTCCGGCATGACCGACTCGACCGCGACGGTGACGGTCACCGAGTCCATCGGGGACGGCGGCACGGTCAGCGCGGTTCGCCGCGCCTCCAAGGAGATTCGGGTCTCCGGGATGCTGTTCGCGGGCAGCCAGATCGCGCTGAACCGGGGCAAGTCGTGGCTGCGGAACATCTCACTAGGCCCCGCCTGCGAGTCCGGCACTGGCTGCGGCGGTGCCGACCTCTGCTTCTTCGCCGCCTGCCCCAAGGACCACGCCCAGGGTGACGAGTACCTGCGGATCGTGCGCGACGTGTCGCTGCTACAGGGGGTGACCACCACCCGGGAGTTCTCCCCCATCGGCGCGGGCTGCGCGGGCGGCTCCGGCGCCTACATGGAGCAGGTGGAGTTCACCTTCGTCGCCGCCACCCCGCACGTCTACGGGCAGATCGAGTATCTCGGCGGCACGGTGGGCTCACCTGCCGCGAACTACTGCGCGAACCCGTCAGCGGACGCGGATACCTCCGGTTGGAGTGTCCTGGCCGCAGACACGCTGTTCGCCAGGGACACCGCGCAGGTCCATTCCGCACCGGGCGCGTTTCGCCTGACCTCCACCGGCCCAGGTGACTCGATCTACGGGGCGTCGATGTACACCGGAGCGTCGTCGGTAGCGCTCGCTGCTGGCACGAACCTGCGGTGGAGCGTGTGGATCAAGGCGAACCGGGCCGGGACCGCCCATGTGACGCCCACCCTCAACGCCGCGTGGCTGCCGACTGTCGGTCAGCGCGCGATCAGCGTCACTACCTCATGGCAGCAGGTGGTCATCGACCACACCGCTGCGGCGGCAGTAGACACGCTCGGGTTTGTCGTCGGCACCAAGGACGTGGGCATCACACTGTGGTTTGACGACGTTTTCTTCGGCGCCAACACCACGGGCGCGCTGACTCTGGACCCCACGGCGCCGGAACTGCCGGACTGCAACAACCCGCCCGGGGTGGGGACGATCACCGACCCGACAGTGCCGATGGTTCCGATGGCACCGCGCCCACCCCCGGTGACCACCAACCTCAAGCCGACCCAGCCGTGGGCCAGTGGCTACTCGCTGTTCATCCCCAAGACCGAGGTCCCGGAGACGGGGAACGCGGTCTTGGTCATCAGCCTGACCACCGGATCGGAGGCGGCCCGGTACATCCGACTGCGGCTGTACCCGGCACCGCTGGGGTTCGAGCAGAAGGTGTCCGACCTCGACGCCTGCTCGAACTGCGCGGAGATCGTGGTCATGTACATCCCGCCCAACAGCACGTTCCGCATCGACGGGATGAACCAGACCCTGTCCATCATCGACCCGATTGGCAACGCCTTCCCGGCCTCGCACCTGGCCTACTCCGGGGTCGGCCTGCCGACTGGCTGGGCGGCGATGACCTGCGGGATCGACTACTGGCTGTCGGTGGAGTTCCCCGGTGAGGCGGACCCGACCAACAAGTTCATCACCGGAGCGCTCAAGGACTCCTCGACGTTCAACGTGGACCTGGGCTCCTGGCAGAACGGACCGAACGAGGACGGCTCGCCCCGCGCCACCCTGGTCCGGGACACCGGGGCTGGCAACTACCACAGCGGGCCTGGCGGGATGCGGGTGTCCTGGCCGCAGGGCTCCACCGACCGGCCGCAGGTGCTACTGACCGGGCTGACCCCCGGGCTGACCTACGAGTTGGGCGCCTGGATGAAAACGCCGACCACACCGATCCGTCTCGACATGGGGCCGGGGATGAGCGGCACCCAGAGCGCGGTCGGCGCGGCCTGGCAGTACGTCTCGATCAACGCCACCGCGACCGGGACGCAGCACATGGTCCGGCTGTCCAACACCACCACCAACCCGTCGGGCAACTGCTACTTCGATGAGTTCGTCCTGCACGACATCACCACGGCCCGGTACTCGGTGACCCGGCTGGACGTTGCCACGGCTCGGAGGATGTAGGTGCCTCTCGGGTGCGGACTGAACACGGCGGCGATCTTCGACCGGGGCGGGATGAACCGCATCTTCCCCATCGACGTGACCACCTTCGTGGACTACGCGCGGGTCAAGGACGACATCTCCAACGCGCTGATCCGGATTCCCTCATCGGCCGAGTGCTGCGGGCAACTGGCCAACGTCGAGCCGGTGCGCAACGAACTGGTCATCTTCCGTGACGGGCAGCGGGTCTGGGAGGGGCCGATCACCCGGATGGCGTTCACCGCCGACGAGGTCGAGATTGCCGCCAAGGACGTGATGTTCTACCCGTACCGGACGATCATGCGGAACGAGTACAACAACGCCTACCCGAACATCAGCACGGTGACCGGGCGCCTCGACTACATCTTCCAGATCGAGATGGCGCGCAAGGAGGGGATGACCCCGCCGATCAATGTGCTGCCGTACCTGCGGGTGTACCACTTCGAGGGCGAGGCGCGTACCTCCCGGCACTCGCTGCCGTTCCAGAAAACGGTGTGGGAGGAACTGGACGACATGGCCGCGAAGGCGGGGATCGACTACACAGTGGTCGGTCGGGGCATCCACATCTTCGACACCGAGTACCAACTCGGGCTCACCCCGCTGGCGACCGAGGCGGACTTCCTGGCCGGGCTGACAGTCACCGCCTACGGGATGAACCTGACCACCTTCTCGGCGGTCACCGACGGTGAGGGCCGGTACGGGTCCGCCCAGGTGGACGAGATGTACTACGGGAACATCGAGACGCTGGCCACGGCGTATGACGAGGAGTCCTCGGAGGCGCCGACCGATGAGGAACTGCGCAGCCAGGCCCAGCGCAACCTGTCCCAGCGCTTCCCGGTACCGGTGGTGGTGCGGGTGCCGGACAACAGCCAGATCGACCCGGCCAGCGAGGCGTTCGCGTTCGAGAACCTGGTGCCCGGGGTGAAGGTGCCGCTGATGGCGACGGTGGGCTGCCGTCAGGTCCGGCAGGATCAGAAGATCACCAACGTCCGGGTCCAGCAGGACGAGAAGGGTGAGCGCATCACCCTGACGCTGTTCCCGTTCCCGGGCCAGGTGCCGACTGACATCGCCGAGGGAGGCATCGAGTGAAAACCCTTCTGGTCCCGACGACCGGCGAGGAGTGGATGGGCCAGACCCAGTCTCGGCTGGCCGCGCTGGAACGGCACCGCCACCCGAGCAGCGGGTCCGGCGAGAGCAACGTGTGGTTCCGGGCCGAGGCCGTCCGGGTGGACACCCCGATCAACAGCGACGGCGCCTACGTCAAGGTGCCGCTGGCGACCGCGACCGACCCGTTCGGGCTGCTCAATGAGACCCTCGGCTTCGTCGCGCCCCGGGACGGTGCCGTCCAGTTCTCGTCGTCCGTCTCGGTCAACCTGAATGGCCCCAACCCTGGCAACGTCTACACGATCCTCTATGACGAGGACACCAGCCTCACCATGCTGCGGGGCACCCAGTTCGCCTCGCAGACCCCGACGTGGGGCGGGGGGCTCGACCAGGTGGTGGTCCTGTCCGGGATCGTGCAGGTGGTCGCGGGCCACACCTACTCGCTGTGGGCGTTCGTCTCGTCGGTGAACAACGTCAAGAAGTTCGCGTCCTACCCGGAAAACACCTTCCTGACCGGGACCTACATCGACGGCAGCAGCACCCCCGGCGCGAAGGGAGACCCGGGGCCACCCGGCATACCCGGCACCCCCGGCATCGGGCTCGACTCGTCCTGGCGGTACATCGGCTACAACCTCGAACCGAGACTCAGCGCCGGGATCACGACCTATGACACTGGGGGCCGGGACTGGACGAGCGGGCGGTTCCGGCGCGACGCCTCGGGCTGTGTGTTCCTAGAGGGTCTGTTCCAGTACACCGGCCTCACCCCGCCGTTCCCGATCTTCACCCTGCCAGCGGGCTTCCGGCCGTCCACCCGGCAGATTTACTCGGTCTACAACGGCACGAGCACGCCCAGCCAGATCGACGTGATGCCGAGTGGGGTGGTCAACTTCCTGTCCGCTCCGGCCAACGTCTACATCTCGCTGACCGGCGCCACCTTCATGGCCGAGGACGCGCTGCCGGTGACCTGGACCCCGCTGACGTTGATGAGCGGCTTCACCGACTTCGTGCCCGGAGAGACGGCGGGCTACTTCATCGACTCGGTGGGCGACGTGCACCTGCGCGGCCTCATCAAGGGTGGCAGCGGCACTGCCTTCAAGTTGCCAGCCGGGACGTACTCGACCGACTTCAGCAACCTCTACATCACCGCCTGCAACTCGTCCATCGGCGGCCAGTCCGGCCTGGCCCGAGTGGACGTGAACACCAACGGGGATGTCAACATCATCAACTACAGCGGCGGCGGTACTAACGCCTGGGTGTCGTTGGCAGGCATGGTCATCGCCAACCCGACCGGAGTGTGGGAGGTCACGCGCCCCACGATGACCAACGGCTGGGGGAACTACAACGGGGGTTGGGCGCCGCTGGCAACCTGCGTCAACCGCAATGGGGTCATGGCCATGCGTGGCCTCATTAGTGGCGGCGCGGTCGCGGTGCCGACACCCATCACGGTGGCGGGGGTGATCCCACCCAGGTACTCGCCCACCCAGTCGATGATGTTCCTGAACGGGGCCGGACCCAGCGCGTCGGGTGCGCGGGTCGATGTCCAGGCGAACGGTTCGTTGGCGTTCGTCGGGTTCGCCAACGGCGGCACCAACGTCTGGATGGGAACCATCGGTCGGTGGTTCGTCGGGGCCGAGGGCAGCGCGGGCAGCGTCGGTCAGGCCGGAGCGAAGGGCGACCCCGGTGCGCCGGGTACGCCGGGTACGCCCGGTGCGCCCGGTGGTGCGCCTCAGAACGTCGGCTACCTGGCCCGGCGCGGCCCCAACGCCAGCGACACCTACGTCCCCGGCTCGTTCGCCCCGTTGCTCGCGCTGGCGCTGCCTGCCGATGCCCCGGCTGGCAACTATGCGCTGGATGTCACCTTCGCCGTCCAGTCCCAGTCCTCGGCGGCCGGGAACCTGCGGATTCTGTGGGGTGGGACGTTCCTCAACGCCGACATGCGCTGTGACGTACAGCCCCTGCTCTGCACCATCGCCTACACCACCATCGTCAGTCACCCGGGCGGGGCGGTCACCGTGGGCGTGAGCCACCAGGTCGGAGGCGGCGTGCAAACCATTACCGTTCACAACCCGAACACCGCAGTACGCGCGATCTACTTGGGACCATGAGCGAGACACACGTTCCCAACGAGGCGTTCCTGCCCGACGGCTGGGAGGACATGACGCACGAGGAGCAGATCGAGGGGATCACCGGCCCCGACGCCGAGAAGGCGAAGGCCCAGTTGGAGGAGCCAGCCGTGGGCCTTACGGAATAGCGGGCGCACCTCTAGCCTGAACGCAGTACGACGACCGCCCGCGCGCCGCGTAGGGATGGAGCCCCAGCCGGTGAGAACCCGGAGAGCCGAGACGAATAGATGGCCCGCTGCGGATGCAGTTCAGGATCATGTTCATGTCTGACCGTCTCGGGCTCGGGTGGTGTCACCGTCTCGGGCGTCGGCAGCCAGGCCAACCCGTTCGTCATCAACGGGCCGTCCATCACGGTCGGCAACACGTCCACCACCGACCTGGTGCTGACCGGGACCGGGACCGCCGTCGATCCGTACCGGATCACCGCCAACGTCCACCTGACCCTCGACGCGCTGACCGATGTGACGGTGCCGACGCCGACCTTCGGGCATGTGCTGACCTACGTCAACGGCACCGGGTGGACCAACGCGATCCCGCAGTCCGGCACCCCGGGCGCTGTCCTGCACAACACAACCCTCACGGGCGATGGCACGGCGGGCAGCGTTCTCGGGGTCCTGCTCGACCCGGCAGGCAACATCACGGCTGGCGCCTCCGGCCTCAAGGCCGATGCGGCGTTCACGCAGTGCACCTCGACCACCCGCCCGTCCAGCCCGACGAACTACCAGCGGATCATCGAGACCGACACCCAGGCGTGGGGCTTCTATATGCCGGGCACGCCGGGCAAGTGGCGCATGTATGACACCAAGGTCCAGAACTACACGCCAGAGTTCACCACCAGCAGCGGCACCCCGAGCATCGGCACAGATGGCTACGCCGGAGGCTCTTACATGCGCAAGGGGATGCAATGCGACTTCAAGGCCAACATCAGGTTCGGGTCGAACATGAACGGCGGCATCGGCAGCGCCCGGATCAGCCTGCCGATCACCCCGTCAGGCAGCAGTGGCCTTGTGGGCAGTCAGTGGGGGAGTGGCTTCCTGCACGTCTCGGGCTGGGCCTACATGCCGATCCTCGTGCAGATCGGACCCGGCGACCCGAGGACCATCATCTGGGCCTACGAGAGTGCCTCGCGCACGATCATCTGGCACCTGACCAACACGACCACGGGCATCTTCGGCCAGGGCACCGTCCCGCAAAGCCCCACGTTCCCGATGGGGCCTAACGGCCAGATCGAGATTGGCGCTACCTACTGGATCGACTAGGACACCTGCTCAACCGTCACGTCGGCCCAGGTGAAGTCGCCCACCTCGGTGTCATCGTCGGGCCGCTCAAGGGCGAGTTTCTGCCCGACCACCATGAGCCAGAGTTTGGCCCGTTCCATGTCCTCGGCCTGCACGTGCGCCGTGACGTTCATGGTCAGGGTGCCCGAGACCTTGTAGGTGTTCACCGCAGGTGCTCCGCCATCGCTCGCATCCAGTCCCGGTCGTACCGGCAGCCTTGACACACGTGTAGTCGCACGTTCGTCCTCACCCTCATCTCTCGTCCGCATCGCGCACACCATGCCGTTCCGGGCTTGGCTCCGACCAGTTGGCCGAGGTTGGTGGCAATGATCCGCTCGCTGTCCATCGTCGTTCCTCTCTAGTGGTGGTGGTGACACGTGTCACGAATGAGGACAGCCGATCAACTCCACTCGGCTGGGGGTGTCGCACAGCGCTGTGCCCGAGGCCGGGCAGACCGCCTTGGAGCCGTTCATCATCCGGCGCTCGTGCAGCCGCCAGACCAGGTGCTTGCCCACCCGCACCAGGCCGATCCGCTTGCCGGTGCTGCACAACGGGCAGGTGCCGAACTCGACCGAGGGGGCGGGCTTCTGCTTGCCGCCCTCACCCTTGGGGGTGGTGGGGTACGCCTCCTCGAACATCGGTTCGATGTCCCAGTCGGCGCCGTGGACCTTGCGTTCCTTCATCGGGTGTACCGGTGTTCGCGGACCAGCGTGACCGAGGTGTGCGGCGGCATGACGGCGACGGTCAGCGCGTTGATCGGCCGCTCCGGGTAGGGGTTCAGCACCTCCCACACGTGCAGTTGCTCGGCCTCGTTGAAGTACGCCCAGACCAGGGGAAGATCACTCGACACCGAGCCGTCCTGGTACTCGATGGCCACACCCTCAGGGGCTTTCAGGAACGGCTGCATTGGACTTCCTCTCGCGTGGTGGTGACGGTACCGGTCGAATGTCGATCCGGTCGTAGCCGCGCTTGGTGAACGACTCGACGGTCGTCTCGTTGACGTGGACCCAGCGGACGTGGTGCTCCCCGGTCGAGCCGGTGACCCCAGCCAGGGCGTCGGACGCGGACTTCTTGTCATTCTCGGCGTTCTTCGCCCGGTGCGCGGCTTCGAGGTACGCCTTGACCGCCAGCAGTTGCTCCTCGTCGGTGATGAGCCCGACCACGTCGGTGTCCATCCCCCGGCAGGACCGGGCATAGGGGCAGGCGGCGTAGCAAAACTCGCGCGGCTTGTCCCGGCTCGCCTCCTCGTCGTACTCGATGGCGTAGAGCACGTCGCTGACCCACTCGTTGATCGGGTCGAGCAGGCGTGGGTCGTAGCGCCACACCTCGACGTGCGGCTTGGTCTCCTTGCCCGAGCGGTCGATGTAGACCAGCGCGCACAGGGCGTTGGGTGGCAGACGTTCGGCGTGGATGAGGGCGGCGCAGTAGAGGTTGACCTGCCAGCGGTGCTGGGTCTTGGCGCCCTGCCGGACCACGGCCAGCCCGTCCACGGTCTTGAAGTCCACCACGATGGCCTCGCCGACCAGGTCTGGATGGCCCCGTAAGCGCACCCCGTTGGCCAGGTCTATCTGGACCTCCACCTGGGTGTCCACGCGCCCCTCACCACGCCACGCCTCGCCCAGTGCCCTCTCTGCGTAGTTGCCCACCGCCTGCCCGACGAAGGACGCCAGTGAGTAGGCGGTGGGGTGGTCGGAGAACGGCTCGTTGAGGATCATCCGACGCACGTACTCCCGGCAGCCGCCGATGTCGGAGACCCCGAGCACGTGCTGGCTGGACTGCTTGGATCGCTCGGAGTTGTCGCCGAAGTCGATGATCGCCTGCTCAACCTGCTGGGCCAGGGTGTCGGACAGGACCGGGGACATCACCGCCCCGAACGCCACCGATCCGGCGAGGTCGTCGTCAGTGACACGTGTCACGGGTTGCTCCTGATGAGTTCGGCCATGAGGACGCCGAGGAGATACAGCGCCTGACGCTCGGTGAACCCCTGCTCGACCAGGGTCCGGAAGTGCTCCTGCATCTTGAGGGCGTTCTCGGCCAGGGGGGTGAGTCGGGGCTCGTCGTCCACGTCAGGCCCCGGTGGCGCGGTCCACCAGGGTGCGCACGTTGCTGGGCATGGGCGGCGGTGGGGCGTTCTCCCGGGTGGCCCGGATGCGGGCGAGCGCGGCGCGCTGCTCCGGCTCGAAGATGACCCGCACGCAGTCGTCCAGCGAGCCGTCCTTGTACAGCGAGAGGCCGAACTGGGTGCCGAGGTTGACCGCGCACCGCTTGGTGGCGTCGGACACGGCGGTCTTGAGGGCGAAGTCGAGCACGTCCCCGAGGGACGGCCCGACCTGCTGGCAGGCGGCGACCTCGGAGTAGACCGCGTTCAGCGTCGGGATCACGAGGCGCACGTGGGCCATCGCCGCAACCACGAAGTGGCCGTTGGCGCCCTCACGCCGGGTGATGTCCACCGGCTTGGCCTCAATGGTCTCGATGGAGAACCCGCCGAAGCCGAACACCCGGATGAGCATGGAGCGGATGTCGTATGCCTCCACGTAGGACAGTTCGGCGTTGCCCTGGCGGCGGTGCTTCACCCGGCTCTCGTGGATCGGCAGCATCAGGGCCTCCAACTGCAAGTCGTCCAGCCCTATCGGCGCGGCCAGCAGTTCACCCTCAAAGACGGTCTCATCGGTCATACCGACACTCTCCTCTCGACCACTGACATTGGTCAGTGTTGTGTGGTGGTGTGCATTGCTTGCGTTTGCGTGCTTCTTTATTGTACCACGTCTATTGGATGATGGTTGCAGGGTGCAACCATTCTCGAGCCCGGACTTGTCAGTGCTGACAAGTCAGTCGGTCCCGCGCTCGTACCGCCCGTCGTACTCGTACTCCCCGTCCTCCTCCTGCACCCAGTAGTCCTCCTGTGACGGCGCAGGGGGCGGACCCTCGGGGTCCACGGCGGGCAGGGACTTGTAGTCGGTCTCCTCGGACATCTCACATCACCGGCTTCTGGACCTTGTTGTTGTAGGCGTAGGGGTACAGGCGCTGCTCCACGTGCAGGTGCGGGCCGGTGCTGTTGCCGGTGTTCCCGGACTTGCCGAAGTTGGTGCCCGGCACCGTGCTGGCATTGAGCGCAATCTCGATCTTGCTCATATGGCAGTAGGCGGTGCGCACCGTCTGACCGCTGACCTGGTGCTCGTAGATGACGTGCAGCCCGTAGGCCGCGCCCCAGGCGTTGATGGCCACGACCTTGCCGGTCCAGGTGGCGCGCAGCGGGGTGCCCACTCCGCAGGCGTAGTCCTGCCCCGTGTGGAAGCCAGCGGCCCACTTGCCCGGCTTGCCGAACGGCGTGGTGATGACCGCCCCGGGGAACGGGGTGTCGATGGTGCCGGTGGGCGGCGGCTGGGTGGGGGGCGGGGTGCCGCCACCACCGCCGCTGCCGTCCTTGATGACGGTCAGGCCGGACCCGGCGAACAGGTGGTCCGCCTGACCGGGGCCGACGAACGAGGTGCCCGGGGCGTCGTTGCCGAACCCGTGCTGCTGCTGGCAGAGGATGACCTCGTGGTCGGTCTGGTCGAAGTACCCACCCGTGAGCGGGAGGGTCGAGCCACCGCTCAGCGAGTGCCCGTTGAGCACGTTCTGTAGGTACCAGACGCTGTCGCTGTCGTCCTGCCCGTAGTGCAACTTGTTCAGGTACACGGTGTTGGATGACGGCGGCGGGTAGGAGCCACCGCTGGTGGGCGGGGGCGTGGTGACCGGGGGCGGCTCGACCACCGGGGGTGGGGTGGTGACCACGGGTGGCGGGATCACGACGCTGTCGGCCACCTCCGCCCACAGGGTGCCATCTCCCTTGACGTAGAGATTCTCGACCGGGGCATAGCCGGTGCCGTCGCTCGGCGGGTCGTTGGAGACGTGAACTTCGGACACGGGTACCTCCGTGGTGTAGCCCTTGGCGTACTGGATGGCGCGCTGGACCCCGGCAGCGATCTGACCGGGGTCGCCGTGAGAGTTGCCAGAGGCGTGCTGGTGGCCGAGCACTCCCCGGTAGGCGGCGAACTGGGAGGAGGACAGGCGCTGCGAGGCGTTCAGCCCGTAGGACTCGGGGTGTGTCACCCACCGCACAGTGGAGGTCAGCGGCATCCCGTTGTGCGGGGCGAGCCAGCGCATGAACCCGCCCAGCCACTTCCAGAACGAGTCCGGCAGGTCCTCGGTGTAGGTCCAGCCAGGCTTACCCCGGTTCTTGGGGTCGCAGGTGGCGACTATCTCGATCTGCACGCAGACCCAGTTCTCCTTGACCGAGGTGTTGTCCGGGTCGAGCAGCGCCCTCCCGGCGCAGTTGACCGGGAAGTGGCCGCGCGCCCGGTGCACCCCACCCGTCCCCTTGCCCTGCACCGTAATGTTCGGGGCGCTCGCCCCACCCCCATAGCCAGGCCATGAGCCGTCCTGAGTCTCGGTGGAGTGCAGTAGGAGGATGCCCCACTGGCTCATCTGCCCCCGGTTGTAGGACGGCTGGAAGTTCTGCACCGTGTTGTCGGCGCCCGGGTACCAGAGTTCAGCCATTGCTACTCGCTCGCTCGCAGGACGGGGATGAGGCGCGGTGCCTCCCGGTCGCTGCCATCACAGAGCAGCAGCAGCGGTGCATACCGGGTGACCAGGGGTGCCAGCGAAGGTGCGGGCTCGGAGGTCGAGACGATCCAGCCTGCGGCCCTCGCTGCCACCGGGTTGTGGTGCACCCAAGAGTGACACGTCCGACACAGCCCGACCAGGTTGCAGAGGCAGTCGGTGTGCTCGTCCTTGACGCCACGTCTGCGGCGGTGGTGCACATCGGTGGCGCGGCCCGAGCAGCGCAGGCACAGCCCCCCCTGCCGACGACCCACCTGACCTCGGACCGCTGACCACTCCTCCGATGACACGTGTCACTCCTCCCGCTGGTGCCCCCAGGCATAGCAGAAGCAGACGACGGGCTCGTCCGCGTCGTTGTCCCAGGCGTCCCCCATGCAGTTGTCGTGCTTGTCGGCGCGGCACTCGGGGCACTCGATCTTCGATGCCGACCATTCGATGTCGGTCTTGGACATGGCCATTCCTCTCTCTGTACGGCGTTCTAAGAGCCTCTGTAGCCGGGGGGTCACAACCGGTCCCAGCCCTCGTGTTCGCCCAGCCAGCGCTCACAGGCGCCCCGGAGCAGGCTGATCCGGGCGGGCGCGGCAGTGATGTCGTCGGCGGCGAAACCCGCCAAGACGGACTCGACCCGCTCGTCCCCGGTCAGCGGTAGGTGGACGTGTGGTGCCGTCGCCGTCCCGGTCGAGTGGTCCTGCCAGGAGAACTCTGCCGTCGCCGGTCGGCGCTCGGTCGGCGTGTAGGTCTTGCCGTCCAGACCGACCACGTTGGCAGGTGGCGCATTTTGCGCCACCTGGTCCCGGCGCACCGTGTCCTTGCGGACCCCCAGTACCTCGGCCTGCGCCCGGGTGGACAGCCCGGCCTTGGTCATCTGCTCGACCGCCTCCCGTCGCTGCGGGATCGCCAGCGTCAGCGCGAACTCGGCCTCACACAAGGCTTTCCACGAGGAGTAGCCCAGCGGCTCCCACGCCCGACCCTCATACGCTTCGATGACGAACGGGTGCAGGCCAGCCAGCCCGGACTTGATGGCGTTGACCAGGTACTGCGCCCGCTCGGGGGTGGCCAGTGCTGGCGGCGGGGCGCCCGTGTCGTGCTGGCTGTAGCGCACCTGTGCGCGGTCGAGCGCCGCGCGTAGGTCGCCCAGGCGTTCCTTTCTTACCGACCACGTGCGCGTGAGCCCCGACCAGTCGCAGCGCACCAGCGGCTGCACGTCCTGCTCGTACACGCTGCCCGGCATCCCGCGCACCAGCGCGTCCCGGCTCTCGATGTCGGTCATGGCGTAGATATGGATGCTCACTACTGCTCCCTCGCAGTACAGACGGCCAATGAGGATGGTGGTGGTTCAGCGGGTGCGTTCGTCGCCTGTCCCTCTTGGCCGTCTTTCGGACTGGCAGGTGGCGGTTCGGGCCAAGGCTGGCTGACCACGGGGTCCGGGTGGGGACGCTCTCTGATGGCCCGATGAGAGTCGATCCTGGCGTGTGCCTGCACGATCCGGTAGGCCCTTCGCCACAGTTCCTGCGCCTGCGTCTCGGCCGCGTCGTACCCCTGCGTCCGTCCGGCTTCCAGCCCGTGCAGGTACCCGGTGGCGTACCCGCTCAGCCAGTCCTCCCAGCGTTGCCTCGGCATGTTCAGGATGTTGAGCATGAGGTCCCTTCGTTGTGGTGGTTGGGGGGCATAACCCTCCCTAGGACTTGGGGGTCGCCTCGCTCGCGTAGTCGAGGGTCGT